CGTCAGCGTGAGCCCTAGGAAGCGAGCGCAGGCACCACAAGAGAAACCATGTTCAACCAATTTCCCCCGTCCGCATCGTGTAACGTCGCGTTGTTTCTCCGCGAGTTCCTAGCACGGTGCGTGACGGGGTCTCTGTTTGAATTATGACCTACTCCGAAAAGCTCCAACATCCGCGGTGGCAGAAAAAGCGCCTAGAAATCATGTCGAGAGACGGCTTTCAGTGCGTAAAGTGCTTGTCCGAAACCAACACACTGACGGTTCACCACTTTTACTACGTTTCGGGAAGAATGCCTTGGGAATACCCAGGGGGATCAATGGCAACGATGTGCCGAAAATGTCACTTTGAAGGACACGAGGATTCGCAGTCGTTCCCAACCTTCTTTACCTCTTGGGAGCTGTCAGCTTGTTACGAGATCAAGCGCCAGATTCAAATGAACCACCACGATATAGATCACGACAAAGGTGTTCTGTTCTTGGTCGAAAAAGCTGGTCAGGAGGCTGGGTGGCCTCCGTTTGAGACAATGCACCTTTTGAAAGACGCCGCCGATCACGGGATTATGACGGCAGAATGGCTGACTAACCTTTCTAAACAGGTTATGGCAACCCGAAAACAACAAACCTCTAACCAATGAGAATCCGCACGATCAAGCCGGAGTTCTTCCATCATGAGGGACTGTTCGAGGCCGAGCTGGAAACCAAGCTACCGATCCGCGTGGCATTTGCTGGCCTCTGGTGCATTGCTGACCGGGAAGGCCGTTTTAAGTGGGAGCCTCGGCGCATCGGTGTGCAGGTGCTGCCCTACGATGGGGTCGACTTTTCACGCGTGCTCGACGCGTTGACCACGCGTGGTTTCGTTTTCAGATATCGCGTAGATGACGAGTATTTTGGATGCATTCCGAGCTTCCTAAAGCATCAAGTGGTCAACAACAAGGAAAGGGCATCAATCCTGCCGGATTACTCGGAAAATGGCGCAATTACCGAGGAAATCGACGCGTCAGCCACGCGTGAGCCACGCGACGACGACGCGTGCCACAAGGAAGGGAAGGGAACAAGGAAGGGAAAGGAAGGAGTTTCCACGAGAGAGCTTGCTCCTGATCTTGAAGCCTTCCGACTACGTGTTGGTGCTATGCTTCGCCGGAGGCCTTCGACCAAATGGTCTACCAGTGAGATCAAAAAGCTGAAAGAGGTGTTCGACTTAAACACACCTGAAGAAGATGTCGTTCGCCTGGAGCAACGCTACAAATCAAACGACCCGTATCTCCGGCGTGAACTTGAGACCTTGTTGAACCACTGGAACGGTGAGATCGACAAGACTCAAAGCGATCTCATCTCCGGCAACAACAACCCAGGCGCTATCAGCGCCGACATCACTAACTGGCAATGAGCGACCCCTACTTCGCCGAGGACGACGAGTTCGGACTCCTGGGCGCCTGCCTATCCGGTGGCTCGGATGTCTGCTACGAGGTGTTCTCAAGGATCACCACCGAGGCAATCCAGAACGACAGCCTGCGCCAGATCTACGAGGTGGCCAAAGGCCTGGTCGCCAAGACCGAGCCGGTCAACCTCCAGAGCGTGGTGAAGGAATGGAAACGCTCGATGCCAGGTAATCCGGTGCCTTTCGAGGCTCTGAACAAGTGCGACGAGATATGCGCCAGCCCGGCCAACCATCCCGAGTTTGCCAAGGCTGTCCTCGAGGCCCATCACCGCCGGCAGTTACGATTCGCCGGTGACCGTCTGATTCGCGATTCTGCTGTCACCACCCTGTCTGTGGATCAAATCGTCGCCAATGCCGAAGCAGGGCTCACCGTCGAGGCATCCAAGGAAGAGATGCAACCCTGCAAGTCGGTAGTCAGTCGGTTCATTGACTCTACCCAAGAGCGCTTCTCGAGGAAGGGCCACCTGTCCGGCATCACCTCCGGCTTCCGGCGTTTGGACCTAATGACAGACGGATTTCAGTTCGGCGAGCTTGCCATCATTGCGGCCAGGCCAAGCATCGGAAAGACCGCCATTGCCATCGCAATAGCCCGGGCAGCAGCCATCGAGCACCGGGTGCCGACCCTGTTTATATCGCTGGAGATGTCCGACGAGTCTATTGTTCGGAGAATGGTCTCTACCGTAGGATCTATTCCGATGCAGGACATCAAGACCGGCGACCTAGATGAAGGCGGAATGAAGGCTATGGCCAGCGCCTCCGCTAAGGTGGCCGGCAGCCCGATCTACTTTGTCTCCGGTTCCGATGTGTCCGGCATCGCCACCATCACCGCGGTGATCCGCCGGGCCGTCAGGAAGTGGGGCGTCAAGCTGGTGTTGATCGACTACCTCCAGAAGATTCACGGCAGCAAGGCGGCCGAGAAGAAGACCTACGAGATCGCCGAGGTCTCCGGTCGACTCAAGGCCATTGCTTCCGACACCAAGACCGCGGTGGTCGCCCTGGCGCAATTAAACAGGGAGAACGAAAAGGACAAAGGCCGGGTGCCTAGACTTACCGACCTGGCCGACTCTGGGCAGATAGAACGTGACGCCGACCTAGTCCTGCTGGTCAACCGGGAACGCAACCAAGCCAACGGCGAGGCTATCATCGCTGTCGCCAAACAACGAGACGGCGAGTGCGGCCTCGTTCCCCTATGGTACGAAGGCCAATACTGCCGGTTCACCGACCCATCACCTTCCTTTTAATCCTACAATGAAAACACCATACGACCTCGACCGCGTCAAACTCCTCAACGAAGCCAAAGACCTGGTAGCCCTAGGCATCAAGCGTGGTTGGTTGTCCTACCCTCGCAGCGTCAAGCTAAGCGCCCTAGGCACGCCAATCGTGGTGCTCGAGGAGCAGGAGGACTACGAAGTCACTGCCACCGCGCAGGATGCAGACATCTGTCGCAAGGCTTACGATCTACGCGAGCGCGACCTAAGCCTCGACGATGTAGCCAAGGCGTGCGGTGTTGCCCGTGGTTCTGTTGCTTACATAATAGCCAAAGGCCATGAGATGTATTTAAAGCAGCAGAGGATAGACTATAACACAACAACGGTCACTTACGTACAACCAAAAGTGTAAGGAATCTTTTGACATATCTCCAATAACAGGTGAACGCGAGACCCCTATCAATTTCTGTGATCAAGCACAAAACACAATATCTATGCAAAACAATCACATCCAGTTTCTTGTGGATCAATACGGTCTGATAAACGTGGCCTGGTTTATCCGGCTAATGAAACGTGGCACCACACCGGAACAAATCGTCGGCTATTGCGTGCCGAACTCGCAAGACAGCCGACGCGACGGCGTTTTCAGGGCTTTGCAGTACGCTGGCGACGTGCCCGACTCGATGCTGCCTCCTGAGATCCTGGGAGCCTTAAAGCCATGACCCAGCGGGAATACGCCAAGCACGCCGGTGTTTCGCATGGCTACGTCACACAACTGGCTGCCAAGGGAATGCCTATGCATAGTCCCGAGGTCGCCGATGCCTGGCGCAAGAAAAACATCCGGTCAAAGTCGACGACTCAACACATACAATCGCCACCAATACCAGACGCCCCTGCAATCGAACAGGAAGGCCCCTACAGGCCTATTGAAGCAGACACCCCTCTCAACACCGCAACAGCCGCCACCGACTCGCCAGAAGGCGCTTACGAAAGGCAGCGCCAGATCGAGCGTGCAGCCTATGACCTGGCTGTCGATGCCCTCCGCGGTGGTCGAGCCGACGCCGGCCGGCTGGTCGCCATCCATGCCGCGGCAGCCAAGAACCTTACCAGCGCCAGGGACGAGGTGATCACCCAGGCCGAGAAGGAGCGTCGCCTGGTCTCCGGCGACTGGGTGCGCCGGGTGATGCAGGAGCACGACGGCGCCGTGGCCTCGCTGATCAAGGCCATGCCTAAGCAGCTCTCCGGCCGTATTGCACCGCATGACCCCGAGCACGCCGAGCGCGAGCTGACCCGGTGGGTCCAGGAGGTGGCGCTCAAGACCCTACACAACACCGACCCATGGAAAACCTGACCGACCTCCAGCGCAGCCTCCTGGACTACCGACGCAATCTCTACCGGCCGACACCCATGCAGACGGTGGTCGACTGGGCCGAGGCATCACTCCGGCTGACCCAACGGCAGACCGAGCACCCAGGACCATTCAGCACCTCGGTACGACCGTATACCCGGGAGCCCATGGAGGCCTGGAAAGACCCGACGGTCTACGAGGTGACCCTGTGCTGGGGATCGCAGACATCGAAGACGACCACCCTGATGGCCGGCCTGGCCTGGCTAATCGCCAACGAGCCGAGCCCGGCCTTGTGGCTGATGCCTACCGAGTCCTTGGCCAGGTCATTCTCGAAGAGCCGCTGGCTTCCCATGCTCGAGGACAGCCCGGCCATGCTCGAGTGCTACCCGGCCGAGGCCGACAAGATCACCAACCTAGAGCAGAACTTCACACGTTCGACCCTGACTTTCGTAGGATCCAACAGCCCGGCCAACCTAGCCAGCCGCCCTGTTCGGGTGCTCATCGCCGACGAGGTCGACAAGTTCGCCGAGGCTACTGCCCGAGAGGCCGACGCCCTCGACCTGGCCGAGCAGCGCCTCAAGAGCTTCTCAAGCTCCAAGGCCTTTATGACCAGCACACCGACGGTGGTCGAAGGCCGGATCTGGCAGCGCTTCCTCCGTGGTGACCAGCGCCAGTACTACCTGCCCTGCCCCCACTGCCGTGAGTACATCAAGCTTGAATGGCGCCAGGTCACCTGGGACGACGCCAAGGCCGAGGACGGCAAACACGACTTGGGCAAGATCCGATCCTCGGCCCATTACGTCTGCCAGCTCTGCCAGGGCAAAATCACCGACTCTCACAAGGTGGCAGCCCTCCGACACGGCCAATGGCGCCCAGAGAACCCAAACGCCATGCCCGGTGTGCGGTCCTACCACCTGAGCAGCCTCTACAGCCCCGACCGCAAATGCACCTGGGGATATCTGGCGGTCTCATTCCTCGAGGCCAAGGCATCAATGGCCGGCCTCCAAGGCTTTATTAATGGAAACCTTGCCGAGCCATGGGAGCAACAGGACGTGCAGCAGGAGCGCACTGAGACCGCGGCCACCGTAACCGTCGATGGCGGCCGCCGCTATCTGACCGCCGACGTCCAGGCTGTGGCGCCGTTCTTGTGGTGGGTGTGCAGGGAATGGAAAGACGGCAACTCTACCCTGATTGCTGCCGGCCATGCCGACGACTTTGCAGCCCTTCGCCGGGTGCAGGTGGCCCTCGAGGTCCACGACATGGATGTCGGCATCGACAGCGGCTTCAACACCCAGACCGTTTACGACGCCTGTGCCTCCTATTCCTCAGTGACATCCAACCCGATCAACTTCCCATGCGGCCTCCGCTACCCACCGGAAGGCGGCCTCCGCAAGCCCATGGTAATCGGCTGGATGCCACTCAAAGGCCGGGAGACCGGCGCGCGGTTCACAGCAGCCACCGGGGCGGTGCACCCTTTCGGCCTGTCGACATCCTCCTCGATGAGGACCGACGTGGTGCAGCCGCTCCTGGTGTTCGACACCGAGCACCTCCGCGATATGCTCTCCAGGCTAAGGAAGGGCGACATCGACCGGGAATGGGGCGTTGATCAGGATCCGCCCAGCGTCCAGGCCGAAGGAGCCTACATCGCCGAGCCCGACCTGTACTGGCGACACCTCGACTCTCACGTCCTACGACCCCAAGCCAACCGCGCTGGCCGCATCAAGCACGTCTGGGTTAAAAGGAACCAAAAGTGGCCCGACCATCTGCACGACTGCGAAATCATGCAGCTCGCCATGGTGATGCTTTGGAATGATCTGGTCACGTCAAGTGAGTCAATAGCCAGCTAACCTATTGAAGTCACCCTGGGATCGGTGAAGATCCGCCCAAGGTGTTCACGTTTACCGTAGCCATCAAGAGGGCCTATCTCCGCAGTGTCTATGCGACACTGGGCGGTGTGACGCTCCTGGCTGCACTGGCTGCTAAGTCTATCGCCGCGGCCACAGTGATCGAGTCCGGCCAGGTGGTCCGGTCGACATCATCCTCCGATGTGTCGGTCGAGTTCGCCGAGCCCGGCAAAGGTGCCCCCACACCTTCCGAGATGGTCGAGATGTGGGAAAGCCTGGTCGACGATTACGACCTGGCTGTCGATTACCTCGAGCAGGACGGCATCATCACTCCCACCGACGCCCAGATCTACACCAAGATGGTGGCCGTGGTTCTGGTTGCAGCCACCAGTTTCGGCGGTGACTTCTCCAACTTCCGCCGTGAGGCAAGCTATCGGATGGGAATGAGCTAATGGGATTCCTCGACACCATCCTTAACAAGTTCCGGTCGGCGCCTGTCGACCGCTACGAGGGCGCGTCCAACTCGATCCGCCGGTCCTTCCTGGACACCAGCTACACCTCGGTGAGGTTTGACGTGACTGCTTCGACCCGGCAGCAGATCGTCCGAAAGTCCCGATTCTTCGAGCAGAACAACGCGGTGATGAATCGCCTGGGAGACCTGTTTGAGAACTACACCGTCGGCAGCAACTTCTCAGTTCAGCCGGCCAGCTCAAATCCCGACTGGAATCTTAGAGCTAAGAAATGGTGGGACATCTGGAGCCGCTACCCTGACATCGGATCCCGGCAGTCTTTCGGCACCCTCATGAGCCTGGCCGCCCGTGGTTGGTTCTACGACGGGGAATCCTTTATCCTCCTGACCAAGGGCGAGACCGGCCGGCCCCGATTGCAGCTCATTGAGCCGCAGCAAGTGTCGACACCCACTGGCCAGGAGGGTCTTCCTGATGTGTTCGATGGCGTTCGGTTCGACCCCAAGACCGGTCGGGCCATCTCCTTCTATTGCGGCCAGGAGCAGCAGCAGGGACAACTTACCGACATCCGATCCATTTCTTCCGACTCGGTGGTCCACATTTACGAGGCCCAGCGTGCCGGCCAGCTCCGCGGCCTGCCTTTTGTGGCTTGTGTGATCAACGACCTGCACGACCTGGACGATCTCCAAAAGCTCGAGATGGAGTCCTGCAAGCTCGCCTCGAGCGTGGCCCAGGTGATCAAGACAAGCTCCGGCGAGGTCCAGGCCACCAGCCTCCGATCCGGTGTTGCTGGATCCCAAGGGACCGCCCAGAACTACTACGAGAATATCTTCGGCGCCTCGGTGAAGGTCATGAAGACTGGCGACGAGTTTGAGCAGTTCAGCGCTGACCGCCCCAACGTCAATATGCGCGAGTACTGGCGCAGCCTGACCGAGAAGGTCTGTGCTGGCGTCGGTATTCCTTACGTCCTGGTATTCCCAGAATCGATGCAAGGC